AGCGTCGCTTCAGCACGCCCGCATTATGCGCACCCCCTGACCACCCCGGTCTAAGCCTGGGCCTCCCCCCTAACTATTACGTCATACCCTGGTGTTTGGGTGGTATGTCGGTATTGGGGGTGTTCGGAATGTCTGGTGGGGTGTTATTCGGTCTGTTTAGTCCGGTATTCAAGCATGGATTGGTGGGGGGTGCAAGTTGTAGGGTTGTAGGACCAATCATAGTACACGGTGTTGGGCGGCCACTGTGGGTGGTTGTGGTGTGTGTGGTGGTTGACGGTGTTGTGGGTGTTGGGGTATGGTCGTGTGGTGGCTATTCCTTCTGGTGAGAAGCAGGGTGTTCTTGATCGTTTGATTGAGGGCGAGGTTGTGTCTGTGTTGGCGGTGGAGTTTGGGGTGTCGGCTCAGTATTTGTATCGGTTGCGGCAGTTGGAGAGGAAGCGGGTTGGGTGGAAGCCGGATCGTTTGACTGATGCGTATTGTCAGGCGAAGTTGTGTCGGAATCGGATTAGTCAGGAGCGGTTGCAGAAGGGTGCTGTGACTTGTTCGGTGGTTTGTCGGAAGCGGATGAGGTCTCAGAAGAAGAATGTGAAGAGGGCGGCGCAGGAGCGGGCTAAGACTGCTCATCGTCGTGCTGTTGAGGCTTCGATGGCGGCTCCGGTTGCTGGTGAGGCTACGAGGCGGGGTTCGACGTATCGTTCGATTGTGGCGAGGCCGGATTGGGTTGAGCTGTTGTTGGCGGGAGGTATGACTCATGCGTATGTCGCAGAACAGGTGGGGTGTTCGCAGGCTGCCGTGTCTCGTAGTGTCCAGGCACTCATTGAAGATCAGGCGCTTTCCGAGGCGAAGGCTCTATGGGAGCGGTCACGGTTCACGAAGGCGATGTTGCCGGTAGAGAAGTTGATGCGTGTCCGTGAGTTGGGGCCGAAGGGTGAGGGAACCGACGAGTTTGAGTGTCTGATCGACGAGTTGGTGCGTTCCTATTCGGTGTTCTCTCGTCGTGTGTTTCTGTTGGAGGGTCGTCGGCCTTTGATCGAAGATTTCCATCTTCGGTGGATCAGGTCGATGATTGTGGCGTATGCGGTTGGTGGCAAGCAGCTGATCTTGTCGCCGCCGAGGCACGGCAAATCGGAGATGCTGATCCGGTTTGTGGTGTGGATGATCGTCATGTTTCCGAACATCAGGATCATGTGGGTTGCCGCAAACTCTGATGTGGCGAAACTCATGTTGGGTGCCGTGAAAGACTATTTGGAGAACCACGACGACCTTCGGACAATGACGTTGCCGCCTGGCGACAGGTACAAGCCGATAGCCGGTTCTGGTAAGCCGTGGTCGTCGAAAGAGATCAAAGTCGCTCAGCAGGACCATATTGGTCAGAAATCTTCGAGCATGTTGGCGTTGGGGCGAACGTCGAAGATTCTGTCCCGTGACGTTGACATTCTCATCGTCGATGACTTGGAGGATTACGACTCGACTCGTGAACCGTCTCAGCGGGAATACAGTCGCAACAAGTTCGCTGAAGTCGGCACACGCAAAGAGGAACACACTGCGTGGATCAACATCTGTTCGAGGCAACACGACGACGACATTCCGCATCATCTGATGAAACTCGACGGGACTCCGCAGGCGTGGCGCACAATCGAAGACACCGCCCATCAGGACTGTCAGCTGGACCCCGACGTAGTAGACGGCCACGACGAGAACGGCTGTGTGCTGTTCCCCGCCGTCCGGTCGTACAGGTGGCTGTTGGAGAAGCAGGTCGAGATGGATGCGTTGGGTATCGCAGGCGCCTACGAGATGCGATATTTGGGCAGGCCGATACCCCAGTCGGGTGTCGTGTTCAACATGCCGCTTATCAGAGAACAGGCGTTGGATCGGAGCCGTGACTTGGGGGTCGAAGGGTTGGCCCACGGGAGACTCGTCGCAGGACTCGACCCTGCTCCTCGTGGCACACAAGCCGGATTCTGTTGGCATTACGCCCACGAGACGTTGACGATGGTCGATCTTGAGGAACAGAAAGCCGGAGGGTTCCAAGGAGCCTGGGATTTGATGCGCCTATGGGACAGAGACTATGGGCTGAAACACTGGTTCTATGAGGCGAACTCTCAACAGTCCCAGTTCTTTGACATGCCGGAGACGAAACGGCTCATCATAGAACTCGGCCTCGTCGTCAAACCGCACTACACGGGTACGAACAAGCAGGACGCCGAGATCGGCATCTCGTCGATGGCCCCCTGGTATCACGGTGGCAGGATCATCCTCCCCTACGGGACAGCTGAGGCCCGTGGCAAAGTCAACCGGCTGCTACGTCAGCTGGAGCTGTGGACCACCGATGGTGTCAAGGGCGGCAAGAACCGGAAGACGGACATCAAGATGTCTCACTGGTTCCCGTTTCCGCAAATCATCAAATGGGGCAAGCAAGACCGTAAGCTCAACCTTGTCGAATCCATCGACTCTTCGTACCCCAGCTACGACTACAACCAGGCTCCGTGGCCCGACACGAATTACCCAGGAAGGTAAAACATGAAGACCGTTGGAGAGATCAGTTCGAGAGTCGGTGAGTTGCGTTCCAACGTGGACCTATCCCGTCGGGCACGCATCAGGGACGTTATGAACGGTGGTGCCGCTGGTGTCCGAGCCATCCTCGCTTGGAACAAAGAATACGTCCGTGACCTGGGTGACGACCTGACCGCAGCGAACATGATGCTGTCCGGTATGGAACGCATGGCGCAGAAGATCGGTCGCATCCCGACGCTCAAGACCGACATGATCCCGACAGCGGACACAGCCACGGCACGAGAGAAATCTGAGAAGCGTGCCAGGATCGTCACCGGCTGGGACGACACCTCCCGTTTCGAGTTGCAGTTCCCCCAGATCGGACGGTGGCTCCCCGGCTACGGCATCACCGGCCATGTCATCCGTGAACGCCAATTCGGAACCGAGACGTATCCCGTAGCGGAGCTTCGTGACGCCTACTCGCTGTACCCCGGTCAATGGGGAGTAGACCAACAGCCAGAAGAGTTGGCAGCGGTACGCATGGTCTCCCTCAAGTCGCTGCTTCGCATCTACCCGCAACTCGTCGAAGTCTTCCAACGCAAATACGCCAACAGGCCGCAAGCCACCAACTTTGGTTACGGCTACGGCTCGACAGTTGCCGAAGGCGGCTGGGAAGGCAGAGCACCCGACACCGTTGAAGTCGTCGAATACATGGACATCGACGGCACCCACATCTACATCCCGACTGCGAACATGGTCGTGTCGTTCATCCCGAACCCCCTCAAATCGGGTCCCGCTTTCGTCATGACGAAACGGTTCTCATTCGACGAGACAATCGGCCAATACGACCACGGCTACGGGTTGATGATGATGATGGCGAAACTCAACATCCTCGGCTTGATGGGTGTCGAAGACTCGAACTTCCGTGAAACGAACATCATCGGTGAGATGGTCGGTGACACCTACGAGCGTGGCCGCAAGGCAGTGAACATCTTCGAGCCTGGCACCCGCATCGAGAAACCCACCTCCGATCAGCTCAACCAGACGTGGCAGGCGATCAACATTCTGGAACGCCAGTTCCGGCAGGTCGCCGGATATGCCGTGTCTGACGACGGACAGTCACCGAACTCGTTCGCCACCGGCCAGGGCATCCGAGAGTTGGGTGCGTCAGCGGACTACAACGTCCGTGAATACCAGACCGCCATCAAGCACTCCGTCGAACTCATCGACATGAAACGCCTCGAATGGGAAGAGGCGATGCACCCGAAGAAGTCGAAGAAGGTGTACTGGTATGAGGGTGGCAATCAGTTCGAGGAGCATTACACGCCCGAGAAGGACATCGCAAAGGACTACCGGACGAAGCGTGTCTACGGCGCAATGGCGACGTTCGACGAGAACAGTAAGGTCATCACCGGCCTGCAACTCCTCCAAGCGAAGATCATCGACCGGCGCACACTGCAAGAGAACCTCGACGGACTCGACAACGTGTCGCTCATCAACGAACGCATCGACGCCGACCAGGCGAAAGAGATGCTCATCGGTTCGCTCGGGAACAGGGCCGCTCAGGGCGACCCCGCAGCGGACATGGCTCTCATCAAGATTATGGACAAGCCTGGCAGCGCCATCAAGACGCTGAAGAAGCTGTTCACACCGGAGGAACCACAGATGTCGCCGGAGGAGATGGCGATGGCTCAAGGAATGGGGCAGCCGGGAATGGGACAGCCGGGAATGGGCGGCGGCGGTACGGACCCGCTTCAGGGAGGTCCACCGCCAGCGGTCCAGACGATCCTGTCGCAGATGGAAGCCCCTGGTGGTGGGGCGATGTCAGTGGGGCAGATGTAGATGTCGTGGTACATCGACCCGCTCAAAGTCGAGCTGCATGACGAAACGCCGATACGGACACCCGAGCGGTCACGACCGTTGGAGTACGGCCCATACAGGGTCGTGTCCCTCAACGACGAAGCGGCACCGATGATCAACACGATGCCGTACTGCGGCGAGTGCGGGTGGGACACTCGGCTCAACGTCAACTACGACCAGTTCTGTGATTCGTGCGGCACCGACCTCCGCATGTTCGGATATGCCTTCACGCCAACACTCATCGGAGGTGCGTTCTCGGATGCCTTCTCCGACGACTTCGATACGGGAGTACGAATATGACAACGATGCCTTATTGCGGAGCCTGCGGCTACGACACGACGGAGAACGTCAACGACGATGCGCTCTGCGATGCGTGTGGCGAAGACCTCACGTTGCACGGATTCGCCACCGGGATCACGATTGGTTCGCCAGGGTCGTTCGGGTCGATCCCCGTCCCCGCCGACTTTGCGGCGCTGAGGCACCTCAACCCGGATTCCGAGGTATTCCCACCGGGAACGTGGCTGGTGCTCGGTGACGGCTCGAAGGCCAGCTTCCAACCCGAAGTCGGTTGGATCGACGCTGTTCCGCAGTACGAACCGACAGGTGTCGTTGCTGGCAGCCCCGGCTCGTTCACTTACGACGCTGACGTTTCAGGCGTCGATGCGTCACTTGTGGACATTCCAACCGACCTGGCGAACCTCATCGACTGGGGCTTTGGTGGTGGAGGTACGGGTGCGAACCCAAATGCGGCATGGACCTCCGGCCAGTACGTTGTCCTCGGTGACGCCTCGAAGGCGCATTGGGATGGCACCCACTGGGTTGCGGGCATAGCGGGGGCAGCGGACGAGCCGCTCGTCAAGCCGAAGGCTTCCTCGACGAAGACCGAGCTGGTCAACTGGCTGTTCTTCAACACGGGCGAGGCAGTCGGTGACCTCTCCGAACTCGGCAAGACTGAACTGTGGGACAAGATCAACGAAGCTCTCGGAGGTGCCTGATGATTTCAACGATGCCCTATTGCGGTGAGTGCGGGTACGACACCCGTGAGCACTACCACAACGACCATCTGTGTGACTCGTGCGGAGCGGACCTACAGCTCCACGGCTACAACGTGCCGCACCACCACACCGTCGATGCCCATATCTACGTCGCTGACGAGATGAAGATCGC